GCTTACAGTTAATCCCTGTCGGGGAAATTCATCCCCGACATTGTAGATATGATTATTATCCTGTAAGTCTCCGAAAGTTTCTACGACTTTATACATGGATTATCACTCTCCTGTTGTGATTGTTCCTTTGACTACGCCAGAAGCATACTCAACAAGGAACTGAATACCACTCATAACAAGCGATTCGATCTGTGCTCTCTCTGTATTCTGAATTCCGGATGCAATACCAATGTAACCAAGCTCATCAGCAGTAAGGTTGAATGCCTTTGCTACATCTCCATTCATTGTGAGATAATACATAATGAAATTCTCTTTCGCTGTTGCTAGGAATGTACCTTGTGTGATTCTACTTGAAGTAACAACAGTACCAAGTCCAAGGAAATCCTCAATATAATTCATTCCGAATGCATTCTGGATTGAAATATCTGCTTTTCCAAGATATGCAGCCACATCTAATGGATTAAGAAAATGCACTGCCTGTGCAGTATCATCTTCAAATAATACCTGCAACTGACCCCATGCATTAGCGAGCGCAGCCTGTAAGCCTACTCCTGTAACTGTTGTTGCCCCTGTGATTGTTCCGTTAAGGAAGCTAAACAGGTCTGTTCTCACTTTCTGCTGAACTAATGATAAGAGTTTTGCATCCGTCTGATTAACAGCTACATCATAGCCACTCTTTTTTATTGCCTCGGCAGAAACGCCCTTTCTCCATTTGTTAAGGGTAATCTCGCCAACAGGTGTCTTAACCTGTTCAATCTCTGTTAACGGAATTACCTCACCCTCTGCAACTGCGCCATTGTTTGCAAGCTCGCCGCTCATTGTGTAGGTATACATTGTGGTTCCTTCCATCATAGGAATCTTACGTGTAACGCCAAGTACCTCAATCAACTTGGCAAGTGAACCATGAGTAAACTGGTTCACGAAATCAACTTCACGAATCTTCTTCATATCAGAAGCTGTGGTTAAATTATCTAATGCTGGCATAATTTAATCTCCTTTCAAATAAATAATTCTTTGTTTTCGAGCATAGCCTTCTGTCGCTCTGCTCTGTCTTTGATTTGCATTATTTCTTCTTTCGTCATCTTACTCTTCCCACCATTAGCAGGAGGATTCTGAACACCAGCACCCTGAGTACCTGTCTGTTCGATATGATCTCCCCACTCTTCCTTGATGGATTTGAGTAATTCCGACTTGTTAGTAATCTCGCCCTTATCGTCTAATTCTAATCCGTCAATGTCGGAATACTTAAGAATTTTAGCAAAATGCTTCTCCGGGATGTTCGCATCTTTAAGGATTGCCTTGTAAGCATCTTCCTTTTTAGCTCTGCTTTCCTTAGCCTCCGTGTCAGCTTTAAACTTGTCAAATTCAGCCTTAACTTTCTCATACTTTCCTTTGTATTCGTCAGTACCAGCATTCTTTAACTGCTCCTTTGCCTCTTCTAACTCCTTTTCCACAGATTTTAGTTTATCGGCATCAGCCTTAAAACCATCTCTCGCTTCCTTGAGAGCATTAACTGTATCTGTGTGCGCATCAATAATCTGCTCAATCTTGTCTTCCTCGATTCCCATTGCGGATAAAAACTTACGTGTAAGTGCCATCTTCTATCTCTCCTTTTCTTAAAAACGATACTTTGTTTCCAGAGTTCGTGGGATTTCCCACATTTATGCCATCACTATAACGCAAAAGTCACATTTTTGCAAGCAATTTTTAATCCTGTGTACATTATTTTTGACTTGTGTACAAAAAACGTACAATTCCGAAAAGTATTCTTTTTTATAATATCTACTCTCTATAGTACTTTTCTGTATTTTTATTACATTTGTACATTTTATACATAAAAATTATAAATATAAATAAATATAATATATAATAAATATATATAATATATAATAATTATAATATAGACAACTAAAAAAGTAGTTGATGAAATAATCTACACATAATCTACACATATCCTACATTAACCTACATAATATACACAGAATTTTACAGATTTTGTAAAAATGACTTAATAAAATTAAGTAAGTGAATGTTTGTTCACATATAAGAGAATGTTTGTTCGGCTCTAGGCATATCTGTGGAAATAAAAAGAGCCTGTGAAAATCACAAGCTCGTATTTGGCTCATATTTCGATTTTAAGTCTAAAAAGGTATAAATCATCAAGCAAGTCATTAAAATTGAAATTTACCCTTAAATTCACTCTTCTAGTACCCTTTGTGCGATAGCTGAGTATTCGTCAAGGTGGTCTGCTACCGCAGGGCGCAAGTATGGCTGTGGTCTCTGTTTGTGGGTGCCGACCTCAACATATGGCGCATACTCCACGTTAGTCCCCACGTATACCGCTTCTTCATTTGTGGCTACCTCATGAGTAATAGAATTTCTCAAACGCCCTGTATCAACAGGCGACAGATACTTCGCATATCTTTCCGCAGTAAGTCCGATAAGCGTTAATGCCATTTCCATCTTTCGATTTTTTTCTTCGATAACTTCTTGTCTGTGGGATATGATGTCCATGATGTCACCTCCGATCTGAAAAATAATTTCTCCAAAAGACATTTTCGCTATCAAAAATATCTTTTTCTTGAGGTGTTAGATTTTGTGGATAATCTCGAAAAAGGTTATATTTTTTATTTTTATCAAAACTGAATATAAATTCTCCTTTTCGTTCATCTCCATTATCTAACCACCATATTTTGTCATTATCATTGTTTTTATACCAATTATTTTGTGCCACCTTTTACTCCTTTCTTTTGTTTATCTGTAGCAGTATTAATATATCCCATCATTTCTTTAAACTCTTCCGTAGGGTTCATTGTATCAATATCGACAATTGTAATAGTTTTCCCATTAACTTTTTCATACTTTCCATCTGCGGTTTTTAGCATTCTTAGCTGTTTATCAGTTGTTTTTTTACAACCAAATCTTGAAACTAAAGTTTCAATTTCGGTTCTATTTTCATCTTTAAAATTTTTCCATCCACTTTTTGCGTTACTTTGTAATTCAAGATACTGAGTTCCTTCTTTTGTGTTTCGTACAATTGTCATATGTTTTCCGGCTGCTAGGATATATTCTTTCCCTATTTCCAAATTATTAAGGATATCAGCAGTCCCCTTTGCTTCTTTTGTCACAACGTATGTATTTACTTGTGCATCTGAGATATCAAACATTCTGCGGATTACATCGGAGCAGCAATAAAGGTCTTGACTGTTTCCACCTCGAAAATCAGTTACATCTAATCCCATTTTATTTGAAGCATAGCTCAACGATAATGAGGCGCATGAGCCATCAGTCATATCGCCACCTGATATCTTCTCTATAATTTCCTCATCTGATAATGGCGTATCTAAATTATTAACTTTTCGATATGTGATATCACGGGTATTCTCTTGCATCCAATGATATTCATCTCTGTGACGTGTGTGTAATTCTTTCTTCGCTAAATCTTTTTCGCTTTCCTTTTCCCTCTTCCCCTTCCACTCCTCATACGTCATACCTTCGGGTAGCCTATCCCACCTTACATCCTTATACTTTATTCCCTTAACTTCGGCTACTATAGTGCATCGGCAATTATAGACCAGATATCCCGCTGCAGTAGGGTCTCCCGGATATTCTATCTCTTCTCCGTCCACTTTAAACTTATCGTGGATAGGGCAGGTTTGCCCGTCTAACTGCCTATGCTCAGAACGTGTCCGCTGATCTAACGTGGCTACCCATTTCTTTTCTAATTCCACACCTTTGCTCTCAGCTTCTTCGTAGGAGTCAACTCGCCCTGCATTCTCTGCACCTGTTATAGCTGTCCTTGCATTCCTAATACTCGCAGTCTTGTCCATTCCCACAACTTTTCGTAATCTTTTGCTAATATTTGGGATAGATTCACCTTGCAATATCCCCTGAGTTATGGCAGAACTTACCTTCTGACGATTCCATTTAAGGTCTCTAGCTTCATCAAGTTGTGTGGGAAGAAGGGCAGGCTGGTCCTTTATCAACTTCTCTACGGATTTATGGTCATATATGCTAAATCCCAAATCAATATTAAGGGCATTCTCAATCTCGTACTCACCATAATTCCGATTCAACGCATAGACGTCTACCTTGTGACCTGATATCATCTGCCCTGCTATTCTATCAGTATTCACAAGGTCTTGTGCAAGGGTTTTTTCTAGGTTTATTAGTGCATTCCCTCTTATCATGGCTTTTCTACGCCATTCGATATAATCCGACTTATTTATTTCCCCTTGCTTCACTTTTTGTGATAATTTTTTATCTTTATCACGAAACTTCTCAAAAAACTTGTCTGTCTTGGCTTTTACCTCTTTATATGCCTGCTTGTATTCTTTCTCTATTCTTCGTTCAAGTTCTGCAAGCCTTCTGTCTGACTCTGCATGTCCGTAGTCCATGAGTTATCAAGCCTCCTCACATTTTCTTCATCAATCATTGCCATGACTTCTTCCGTCTTATCCACATCTCCAAGCAAAGTGAGTACCTTCTCCGTGATGTAATCAGCAGGGAGATATTCACCTGCTTGTAAAAGTGTGGAAATTTCCTCTTGCGTATTCACAATTCTTGAACGAGTGAACGTAGGCTCGTCATCTATTCCGGCAAGAGCTAAAATCCCATGAAGGAATTCGATTAACTGATATTCAAACTCATCTGCATCATCATCAGGAGACTCATATCCTGCCTTAATCTGTGTAGCAGTATTAGCACCACCGATAACCTCATTCGGATTAAACGCCATTGCATCCCTGTACATATCCTTCTCAAGCCTATCAAGGATTGC